CCTTCGTCGATCCGCCAGAGACGGCGGTCGCTTGAATCAAGGTGATCGCGGTGCCGGTGACAGTCGACCCGTTCAGGATCGAAACGACGATCGTCAGACGACCGAAGTTTTTCATCGACACACGATCGCCATCGCCTGCGGTGGATGCAAGCGCAGCGGGAGCGCAGCCCGTAACGAACTTCATGCGCTCGACTGCAAGGGAAGTCAAAGGATTCATCTGTCATATCTCCCTGAGTTTAGATGATCACTGTTTATCGAGCGGCGAGCGTGACGAATGCGCCGAGTGTATTGCTGCCGTTCTTCGGGGCGATAGTAGTCTTGAACCACGGTTGACCGCCCATACGGAACGTGAAGCGGAACGCTGTCACACCGTAATCGAAGAACAGATGAATCGACGACTCCGAGCGGACGCCACCAGCCTTCGTCGTCGCCCAGTATTGCGGCAGCGCTGCGAAGATAATGTCGCCGAGATCGCCGATCGTTCCGCACGACTGCGACGGAATGACAGGTCGACCCATGAGAGTCGCATACGGAGAGCCGTTGATGCCACCGGGGGGAACGTAGACCACGCTGCCTCCGACGTTCTCGGTCCCGGCCACGTTCTTGACCGGCACGGTCATCGAGAACAGTTGCGGCTCGACGTCTTGATGGATCAACCACACAGCGCCGCCACGATACGGTGCATACATGCGCGAGTACATTTTGAAAATGTTCATCGCGAGGATGGTGTCGACCGCCTGCGAGCCTTCCGCAGCCTGCGTGATCAAGCATCCGCTGTTCAGAATACCGAGCGGCATGCCTGCGCCTGTTCCGTTGATGATCGCGTCCGATACCTTGAAGTCGATCTTCTCCGGTGCCTTCCTGTTGATCCACGAAGTCAGCGCAGGCGCGTCTTCGAGTAACTCATCGGTCATAGGAACGAGAGCGGTCAGCTTATGCAGACGATTCGTCACTTCGCCAAGCAGCGGCTTCGACTGCGCCATCTGCGACGCTTCACCGTCCCAGTACGCTTGCACGCCACCCGTCGACTGCCACGGAGTTGCGTTGTCCTGCGGAACGGTCATGCCGCTTCCGGACGTTTCCGTCTGATCGCAGCGCGATAGCAGCGATTCCTCGCCGAACACCTTCGTCATGATCGCAGCGCGAAAGTCGGGCGGAACAGCGAAGCCGCCATCGGAGCCGGTGCCTTCCGTGCCGTACGTCGTCGGCGCGTTCTGCAAGCGAGGATCGACGTGACCGCCGCCCTGCGATGCAGTGCGAACTGCCAGCGCGAAGTCACCGACGTTCTGCCAGCCCCAACGACCGCGCTCCGTGTCGCTCGGCATGCGCGTGTTCGAGAGTCCGTCACGATGCGCTTGCGATCGAGCTTGCGCTTGCGAGCGCGCAGCGGCTGCTCGATCCGCTGCTTCGATAGCACCTTGCGCGCTACCGCTCGGGTTGCCTGGATTCGCAGGCTCCGCAGGACGACCGGCGCTCGCAGTGACACGCGCAGCTTGTTCCTCCTGTCGTTCGAGTGCCGCGATCTGACGCTCCGTCTTGTCAAAGTCGGCAAGATTGCTTTCGATCGTGTTCAGTTCGTCTTCGCTAAGATCGCGCTTTTCAGCCGCAGCTTTCGCGCGAATGTTTGCCGCTTGTTCGACGAGTGCGGCGAGTCGCTCCCTTAAAGCATTGATGTCCATTTGCTCTCCCTGAGTCGTGGACGTTTCAAAAAACGGCTATCGATTGCGTTCGCCGCTTACTACGCAGAGGTCGCCGCTCTCGCCGCGCTCTCACGTAACCTTTGCTGAATGCGATTGATCATCGCGTCTGCAACGTCGAGACGCGGAGTGACGACAGGCGTGTCGGAAAGCGCCTGCAATACGCGCTGCTTGAACTCATCCGGAACGCGATTGAAAATCTTCGGGTCGAAGCGCGCGACGATCTGCGTTTCCTCTGTGATGTCGTCGATGAATCCTGCCTCGAACGCCTCGCGCGCCGTGTACCACGTCTCGTCGCTCATGAGCGCTGAGATTTTATCCGCGTCGAGCAGCGTGCGATCAGCGTACGTCGTGACGAGATTCTCCTTGTGCTGATCCATGATGTCGGCAGTCTTGCGCATGTCGACCGCATTGCCGTGCGCCATGCCCCACGGATCATGAATCATGAACATCGCATTCTTGGCCATGTGAATCTGATCGCCAGCCATCGCGATCACGGACGCGATCGAGAGCGCGGCAGAGTCGATGTCGACTTCAATGCGCGCGCTGTTCCGCTTGAGCAGGTTGTAGATCGCGATGCCGTCGCTGACGCTGCCGCCGATCGAGTTGATACGGACGTTGATCGTCTTCGCATTGCCGATCTTTTTCAGTTCGTCCGCGACATGCTTCGCCGTGATGCCGTCGCCCCAAAATGTTTGACCGATCTGATCGTAGATCATCAACTCTGCGGTCTGTCCTGCGTTGAAAAGCTGCGAGCGGATGTTAGGCATCGACGTCTTCCTTGATGTGAATCTTCCAATACTCGCCGAGCAGAAAACGCGGCCAGCGAGCTTGCGATTGCTGCGAGTTGAGCGACAGTTGATCCCAACGATTCTCGTCTAGCAGTTCGTCTGTCACTGGAACGAGAACTGACGCGCGCTCATCAGGCATGACGCTGTCCTTCGATGAGTTTCAGGAGACGACCACGCAACTGCGCGCGATCGGCGGGCGTGCGCGTCAGTTCATCTGTCGACGGCGTCGACGGTTCTTCGCGCTCCGGTTCCACGCTCGCGTTAATCGCGCGCTCCGCATTCATCATGTTCGCGGGAATCATGTAGACGTCGCCCTGCGGACCGATCGGGTCCATGTCGAGGAATCTCAGCACATCGTTTGCCGAGAGCCAGCCCCACTGACGACCGACCGCGAACGCGTCCGCCTGTGCCTTGGAGTCGCCACGCAGTAGAGCGGACAGATTGAGCTTCGTGTACGCGATGCCTGACTGCGCGCGCCCGAACAGCTTGATGTTTGCCTCCTGCTCCAGGCGAATCGCCCACGGCAGGAGACAGTCGCTCACGAACTCGATCGACTGATGCTCGATGTTCGAGAACGTCGCATGCTTCAGATGACCGATCTTGTGCGGCGGCACACGGAAGCGTCGAGCGATTTCCTCGATCTGCGCGGAGCGCGCCTCCGTCAGTTGCGACTTCTCGGGGTCGACCGTGACTTGTCGCCACTTCATGCCCTTCGGCAGCACCATCGACTTGCCTGACGAGCGCACGCCCTTCTGCGACTCGACATACTGTTCCTTGAATTCTTGCGCCTGCTTCGGTCCGAGCGCCGTATCTGTCTCGAATACACCGGACGGGTTCGCGGAGTTGCCGAAAAATGCAGCCGCGAATTGTTCCATCGCAATTCCGAGCGCGATCGACTCGGAAGCAAAGCGGACCAGACTCAAGCCGGTGAGTCCATTCAACGACAGACCATGCAGATGGAACATATTGGCCGGTTGAACGGTCGCGTCCGCAGCGGCAGCGTCGTTGCGAACGCGATAGATGAGAGAGCCTCCCTCGTCTCGATCCGGACGCACACGCCACGGTTCAATCTGCCACAGCCAGAGCGGACGACCGGATGTGTCTCGCTCGATGAGCGAGTATCCGTCTCCGTACATCAGCGCGGACGCGAGAACAACTTCGCGCCATGACATCGCCGTCGTCTCAGGATTTGCCTGAACACTGAGCAGCCAATGCGCCGGATGCGTGATGTACGGGACGCGCTTCTCCCCGTCGCGGCGAAGTACATGCCACGGAAGCGCTCCGATCGTTTCGCTGATGACGCGCACACAAGCCCAGACCGACGAGAGTTTGAGCGCAGTCGTTTCATCGATGTAAATCTTCGTGAGTGACGACGGCAGAACATCCGCGCGATTCGTGCTGATGCGCTTTGTTGTGAGCAGATTGAGGAGTCTCGCCCCCCAAGTCGACGAGACTTGCACTACGTTCAAAGTACGATCAGACCATGTGAGCTTGCCATACTCTCTAAACTCATCAT